TTTTCCAATCGCTTTTTCTTGCCTTTCTTTATTGTATTTTCCAATCGCTTTTTCTTGCCTTTCTTTATTGTATTTTCCAATCGCTTTTGAGTGTTTATTGTATTTTCCAATCGCTTTTTCTTGCGTTTTTTTATCAGCTTTTGAGAATATTCATGTTCGGTTGGTGGAAATAATGTTGATAATGATTTACCGATTGTATTTTTAAAATTATCATTCGTAACAATATTATTTCCTAGCATATCTATTACAAGATTACAAGCACTATCAGATATAATTATATCATTTAAATCTAATGACCATAAAAATAATGATATTTCAGATAATTTCAAATTGGGCATCTTGGCATAAATTATATTATTTAACATATAAATAGCAAAATTCTTTTTTGGATTATCATCAGGTATACTGCTTATCACATTATCAAAAATACCTTGATATCCACTTTCCTGAAATAAATCATAATAATTATTATCTATCCATATATGAAAACCATGATGTGGAACTACTTCATCTTCATCTTCATTCTCCTCTGGATAAAAACCGTAATCTTTATCCAAATTAGTATCACATAAAGGATAATAGCTTTCATATAGTTTATTATTTCTAATTAAACTGTTAATATATATTAAAAATTCTTTCATATCATTATCCTTTTCTCTTGCTATTTTTGCGAGTGTTGTATGATACATGTTGTTTGCGTTATCACGAAGCGCCATGCGCATTTCTGTAAATATTGATTCTATTGTTTTATCTCTGGATGGTGAAAATACTTTTTGTACAAATTTTCTAACTATGTCCAATTCTACTTCACGACTTGATCGTTGAATTACCACTCCGTCTTCATCTTTAATCTTCCATACCATCATTCCAGAATAAGGCACAGGTACACTACTAGTATAATATACATTATTAAATAATGTATTATTAACATCCTGAGATAAAGGTGAAGACCCATATTCATCTTCATCTTCATCCTTAGATAAAGATGAAGAAAATTCTGACAGAATTTCCAAGATGTTATGTCGCATAGTGAATTTGGAAAAAGACTTTTCCTTCGCTCCTCTAGTAAATATCTCACCCCCATTTTCAAATAAATCGTATGGATAGCTTCCATGTGCGTTTAATAATACCACAGCATTAGGCCTAGGCTGTTGTGATGTTGATACTTGGGGAAATGCTTTTGTTACACAAGTGTTAATAAAACTATTTACTGAATCAGCAAATAAAGCGAATAGATTAGTACTTTTTTTAGGAGCTACATCATCTGGTATTTTATCTGACATAATTATATTATAATGATATAATTATATAAACGAAAATCAACTACGAATAACTGTATTTATATTATTCATGGCTTCTAATTTCTCAAATGTTTTCTCTCTATTGCTCTTTTCTACACCTGCAAATAAATAGTCAGTGGCTGGTGATTTTTCATTTTTCTTAATCTCTTTATAAATCATGTCAATCTTTTTTGTAATAGTTTCTACAGTATTTTTATTTTCAATAATATCTACACCTAAATCAATCGATTCCGTCAATAAAGAAATCGCAAAATACAACAAATATTTTCGCTTTCGTTTAGAACCACTTGAATAACGAATTGTAAACAGTTCAAATATACTACGAAGGATTTTCTTCGTAACTTCACAATAATATTTTTTCAAATTGACCGAGTAAAATAAAATATCCCAAATAATCCAAATGGGTTCTTTTTGGAATTTTTCATCTACCTGAACAAATGTGCGCCGTTCGCATATACATATTTCCTTCTTTTTTTTACACAAGTTTTCAAACTCTATTATCCATTCTACCCAATAACAAGCCTCTAATGAATTTTTAGAATCTCTAGATACATGATAGGCTAATTCATTGACAGCAATATAAAGCTCTTTGGGATCATCTTTTTTAAAAACTCTACTACCATACTCAATTGTAGGTGCTTTTAATCGTGTAGACATAGATGTCATATCAAATTCTTCTTGCTTTTTTATTTTAATACTCTCTATGGAGTGTTTTTTTTTAGAAATACACAGTATTGTAATCATTTCGGCAAATATTTTCCGTATGGTAGCATTATTTCTCATGTTTATTTCAAAACCAGCATATCCGTTTTGGACGACTTGTTTAAATGTATTAAAACGCATTTCCAAATAAATGGGTAATTTAGGATTACCTAAATGTATATGTTTTCCCATAAAATTTAATAATATATCCCATAATTCAATATAACACCCACAACATATAAATTCAATACTCCAATGTAACGCTGGTTCTATTTTCCCAGTAGACAAACTATTTAGTAGTTCTTTTTTGACATCACTTCTTTTAAAGTTTGAGAATGTAATACCTTTGAATTCATTTTCGGCCCTCATATCATTTATTTCATTGTCATTCATATAGAAATTTCCTATAAAAAAAATAGCATAAATATACATATAGCACATGTATTTAACAAAAATTTATACAAGATTAGAGAAATATTTAAAGAAAATGCCAATTTGGTTTAATATTCTACTTGTATTAGCTATTCTATTTGTCATTATCTCAATTTACAAAAAAAATCAACCGTTAAAGGAAGGGTTTATTGACCAAAAAGAAAAATTTGTTGAAAAAACCGGATTAGATTTATATGATGATTTTTATGTAAATATATATGACCAGTTATTTTACACTGAATTAGCAAACCAATATGAGGTAGGTAGTATTCAAAATATCACAAAGCCTACATCTGAAAGCAATATTTTAATCATTGGTAGTGGCACAGGTAAAACGGCAAATACTTTTGAGAAAGAAGGTATCAAGGTCACTGGATTAGATGAATCTTCTGCGATGGTGAAATATGCTAAAGAAGCATATCCCAAGATAAATTTTATTGTTGGTGACCCGTTAAAATCGATGACTGTACAATCATCTCAATATACCGATATTATTTGTTTAAATATGGAAATCTATAAGTACAAGGATAAAACAACTTTTATACAAAATGTATACAATTGGCTTCGCCCTGGCGGGTATTTTACACTTCATTTAGTAGATAAGACTAGATTTGATCCAGTCGTCCCTGCTGGAAAACCGTTCATATTAGTAAATCCTCAAAGTTTTGCAGAAAAAAGAATTACTACATCTAGTGTCATTTTCAATAAATTTAAATACAAGTCTGATTTTGAAATTTTTCCAAATGATGTTGTACGATTCAGAGAAATATTTAAAGACACTACCCCTGGCACAAATAAGGTAAGAGAAAATATCCATAAAATGTGGATGCCATCCAAAGAATCCATTATCAATCAATGTAAAGAAATTGGATTCATATCACATGCTCAAGTTGACTTACGGACTGCTTACAAAGAGTATCAATATCTATACATTTTCCAAAAACCCGAATAAAAATATTGTAAAATTATTCTATAGTCATTATATTGTTTCTATCAAATTTTTTATATTCATATTAGATTGAATATAAAAAATATAGTCGAAATATTGTCACTTAAAAAAAGACACTATGGTACATATCTATTCCTTCATAAAAAGCTTCACACACTCCCACACTTTGGCAGATTCTTGAAGATTAAATGCTCCACGTTTTTGTGCTAAATGAAGAAAGGAAACCATCACATTTAATGCTGTATTTTCGTCAACAATGTTAAGAGAAGTCAAAGGAGGTACTTTTGATTGTTCTTGACCCTGTTGAGATTTTTCATTTGGATTTGTTAAATTTTGATTATTTAATGAAGAATCCATTATGATAATATGGAACAAAAATAACTGTTTTATTAAACGAATTGTAATCTGATAACCATTATTTATCTAACATATTTACCAGCTCTAGCAAATGAATCAACAACGAATATTATGAATATTCCTAAAAAAGAATATAATATTAATTCTTCCATCACATTATCTGTTTTTTCTTCCTGTTGTTCTTCTAATAAATAGATGATTTGATTTAACTTGCTTAATAGTTCATCTTTATTTGCACCAGAAGGAGTTCTATCGTCTGAACTTTGGTTATAATAAGGGATATATTGTTGGTAATATTGCTTAGCATATTCACTTGGTAGTTGTGTGAATGCTTCTTGATTAGTACCATTTTGTTGTTGAGAGGATTGTCTACGGAGTTGTGGTTGTTGTAAATTTTGAGACTCTTCATATTGTGATTCAATACGATGATTCATATCGTGATCCATATTATCATCATCTATACCCCCATTATTCATACGATCCATGTGTTCCATCCCAGCCGATTTAGGTGGTGACAATGGCTGATAATTATTTGCGTCTGTGTTATCATCATCTTCACCTTCATGAATTAGCTTCATCATCTCCTGTAATTTCGGATTAGGTGGCATTTTATCCTTTCGCTTTGCAGTCTTATTATGTTTCATACCTTCACGCTTTTTTTGCTGAATAATATTTGTATGGCTAGGTTCTTCATTAAAATCAGAAAATGCTAAAGACATTGTACTTATAAAAAATATAGATAATAATTTAATTAACTAACGGAAAATATAGATAATTAACTAACGGAAAATATAGATAATTAACTAACGGAAAAAATATATATTTAATTTATATAAGAATGTTCATGAACAACAAGTTAAATATCAAGTCGATTTTAGGAAAACTTATGACAATTATTATTGTTGTTATTGCTACACAATATAATATTACTGCTGGTGTTATTGCCTTACTTATTATGATAGTATTTAATAATTCAATTGTCGAAGGTATGGAAAATAAAGAAGACACTAGTGATAAGAAATCCACGGATGCTAATAGTACAATGACAGAAAGTTCTAAAGATGATGGTAGTGAAGATAAGGTAGCAAAAGATAGTTCTGATAGTGTCGATGATATTTCTAAATTCAGAAATGATTATTGTATTGATGGCAAGCTTACATTCAACGGTAAACATGTTACCATGGGAACAATTAAAGAAGATTTCCCAGACCTAAAATATAAAGGTGATGCTTGTGACCCATGTGATAAAGATTGTCAGTTTGAAATCATATCATCTAATGAAAGATTAACTGTTGAGGAAAATATGAGAGCCACAGATTCCAATACTGAACCAGTTGATCACAAAGAAGCAATTAAAAAACACGAATAAAATAACTGCTTATTGTATACAAGAGAATACGAATGTTAAATATTCTATTATTCTTTATTCTATATATTTTAATTATTGCCATTACTATGCCTAAGCTAGCGGTCGAAGGGTTTAATACTTATTTTAGACAAACTGTTCGTCCTCGTATCCGAGATTTTAATAGATTTAGTTTAAATATTGAAGGAAATACAAAGTATCTAGTTGGGAGACTTGGTCGAGTATTTGGACTTTCTTAAAAATCATTATATTACATATTACTATTTTCTTACAGTAATATATAATAATTTATAATGACTATATTTGAAATGTTAAATAGCTTAAACTCGAGCAAATATTTTACTGGAATAGTTATGCTTATGTTGAATATTGGGTCCCGACATGTAGAATTAAAATTAAGCGATTCTATGGAATCATTTGTTAAATATAACATGGCCCGTGAATTGTTAATTTTCTCTATTGCATGGATGGGTACTCGTGACATAATTGTCGCATTATTATTAACAGCTGCATTTGTTGTATTGTCTGATTTCTTATTAAATGCTAATAGTAAGTTGTGTGTATTACCAAATAAATACCAATATTTAAACATTGATAAAAACAAGGATGGAAATATAAGCGATATTGAAATTAATAATGCAATGAAAACATTGGAAAAGGCAAAGAAACAGCGCGAAGAAGACCGAAACATGAATTTATTAAATTATTTCCACGAATCAACATAAATTATATATTCTTATTATAATACAATGAATAATAATATGAATAATTTACCAATAGCAACTACAGTACCGGTTACTACACCTATTGCTACGCCGATTGGTCAACCTTTAATGCCGAAGCCAGCATCATCTGATAATATATTAATTGTTAATCTAAATATGAATACAATTGGTGGTTCTATTGGACAGAATATTCGATACACACCAGAAATGTCCAATCCACAAGTATATACAGAATACCCAGATATCTTGTTCATACCCACTATAAAATTAGAACAAAAAATATTTAATCGGACAATAGAAACAATGAGTCAATTAGGATCATTTGATAAAAAAAAAATTTTCTTGTCACCTGAATTATTTTCCAATTTTATTGCCACAATACAAAAAAACTATAAATACAAAAAAATTAGTCTAACAGAGCCAAAGGATAAAGGGATAATTAACCATAATATAGAGTTTATTTTAAAACTGTTTTTTGGTAAAGGTCAAACATTAAGATGGTCCGGAGTAACATATACTATAAATAATTATAATTGGAATACTGGATTCAAAGAAGATAATACTAAAGGAAAACCAACACCTATTTATATAGTTAATGTGGATGTTCAATTGATAAAAGGCGTCAACCCATCATTTGTTGATTTTGCTAGAAGTGGATGTCTAGAAAAAAAGAATCAAATTATTAATAATTATTTTGAACTTACTACAAAAAAAAATAATGCTAAGAATGATGATAATGACTATGATAACGAAAAACAATCGAAACTATCTGAAAGCAAAACTGTAGGCGGTAAGAAGAAACGTACATCATTAAGGAAAAAAACTCAACGACATAAGAAATTAAATGCACAACATAAGAGAAGAAAAACCAAAATTCGGACTAAAAAATAAATATTTACTTATGTATAATGACTTCAAATATGCTGATTATCTATAATACAATATCAATTACAATTGTTGTATTAATGTTACAATTATTATATAATCAGGATTATACCATATTATTTGGTGAATTGTTATGTTCAATAATTCAATATTTTAGTAAAAAAATAACCACCGGTTGGTATCCGCCTATATTTAAGAGACCAGATGGTGCTACTGATTGTAACCTGTTCAATTATGGGGGTAAAGAAGACCATTGTTCTGGGTTTCCTTCTGGACATGTAGCATCAATTGCTGTTTTCATGGAAATGTTATTACTAAGAAATAATACAAGTGGATTGTATAATAAAATAATCTATTATATTCCAATTGTGCTAATGGCCTATTCTAGATACATGAAAAAATGCCATAATATAATTCAACTATTTGCTGGGTATGTATTAGGTTATAGTGTGGCCAATATATTACATAAATACGATGATGATATTAAACAATATGTTAAAACAAAATTAAGTTATTTTTTCAATATTGAAGATAATGATGATATCGACGATAATAAGGAAATATAAAAATATATTATCTATTCATTTTAGATAAAATATTGTTATATATTAATTAATCAATATGAATAAAGATGATATACTAAAAAATGTCGATACGACTACGATGGCATATAACTATGGTATCATGCTTACATTATATAATCAATATTATAGACAGATTAACAATGGTTTAAAAAAAATGATTAACAGAATAATTAATCTAATTATAGCAAATAATCCAACAGTTACGACCAATGTTGATCTTGTTCCTATTATTACTAATATATTGTTTAAGGATAGTCTTGTAGGTCAAGGTCAAATTTTTCCTCAAATTTATATAAACAATCAAGAGAAGGATATAGAAACAATAAAAGAATTAAAAGAAACATTTATACCTTCGTTAAATTTCAGAGAGAAAATGTCAATCATACGTAATTTTGCTTCCAAAGATAATTGTCTAATGTATTCAATACTTATTGAATACAATGAATCTAAAAATAATGAGGTACTCAATACTGTGTTCGAAAAAAAATATCCAATGTTGAATTTAGATTATTTAAATGAATCGATTACTATGATAGAAAATATAATTGGATTTGATATAGATGAAACAAATAAATGCTATGATGATATAAATGGATCATCCACCGTACGATGTAGTAATAGTCGTAACAATCCTAATATACCGTTTTACAAAATGATAGAGCAGAATTACGTAGACAAGCCA